TGTTGCTCTTCGTCATTGAGCGGAAGCTCTTTGCCCAAGTTATCAAAGACCGAGATAACTTTGATGACCTCATCCCGGAACGGTTCATGAGCCAGATCGAGCAGGTATCGGATGTGCTCTTCTTCCGCTTCGAGCGTCGGAACGAAGCAGAGCGAGAATCTCGGGATGAGGTGGTAGAAGGTGATGTGCTCGTAGAGCTGCACGAGCACGTCGTTCTCCTTCAGGAGAAACCGCCCATAGAGTTTGAGGAGCGCCTCGTTCGTGTAGTGGACGAGTTTCGGCTGTGCAGCCGGCAAAATCTCGCCACTGCCATCCCCCGACATCGAAAGGTTCGAAAGTTCCCCGTAAGAGAGCATTTCGAAGAGGTGAAACAGGTCCAGGTCCATTGGTGCCTCACACGGTGTAAGAGTCCAGGGGGCTTCTTTCTTCGTTGGGTGTGTCTTCGTCGAATGGATCGTCGTCGTCACCCGAACCCGGGAGTCCTTCAGATGGTTTCCATGGCGTCAGATACCCAAGCATTGAAATCGTATCCAGGCAGTCGTCTTTGCCCTTCAGTCCATTCTTAGTCGCCAGCTTAATCTGCTGCAAGAAATGTCCCATGATTATGGAAAGCTTCATTTCTTTGGGGAAGAACATCTTCGATGCTTTGAACCAAGGAACAACAAGATTGAACCTGGAAAGCTTGTCTACTGCCGGTCGAATGCCAGCTTCGCCACTCTTCTCGGACGAAGCGAAATTAAACCAGATGTTGCGAGTCATCATCTCGCCTTGCAGGAGCTTGATGTAAGCCTGCTGCTGGCCGGTGACCTCGATGCCAACCGCCTGGGGCTTGTATTCGGAGACCAGGCGAAAGAGATCGTTCCAAGTGACGTCGATCGTCTGCCGTTCGCAGATCCCATCGACCCAGAACCACTGGCCCAGGTGATTGTAGGCCCAGACCGAGATCACGCTGAAGTCGGCCCGCTGCTTCGTCGAAGTGGCGATGTCCGTCGTGATGTAGAAGTTGAAATTGCCCCGGAGTTCCAAGAGAGAAGCCCGCTTGTACCAGCGGATCTCTGCGTCCTGGATCAATCGCTCCTCATCCGAGGTGATCCGCAGCATCAGCTCCTGGTAGAAGCCGGCGAGCTTCCCCGTCAGCACCGCCATGTCGTATTGCTGCTTCACATAAGTGAAAGTGAACCGATCTTCCCAGGCTCCGACGAAGTCTTCCTCTGAACAGGGGAATCTCTCGCAGACGGGCCAGACGTTCACGTCCCAAGCGCCGGATTCGACCGCCTCGATGAGGATGTCATCCTTCATGAACGGCGTGCCGTTGAAGATGACTTTGCGCCTGGTCGGATCGAGGGCGTGGTTTACGCCCTTGTAGACAGTGTCCTTGATCGCATCCATGGCAACTCGAGACTTCGAGTCATCGTCGCTCACGAGATCATCGAGCACGGCGATCACAGGGCGTTTTCCGAAGATTTTGGTGCCTCGGAGGCCGGTTTTCGCGCCGAACATCTTCACGCCGAGGCGATTGCCCTCTTTGCTGTGAAATTCGATGTAATTGTCGGTGAAATGAGCGTCAGGAACCCAATGCTGGAGGAAATCGCTATTGTTGTAGCGGAATTCGATGTTCTTTCGAGCACTCTTGACGCCGTTCTCCATGCTGTCGGAGACGTAGATCATCCCCTCGACCTTCCCAAAGCCTGGAAGGTAGCCGTAGAAGGCCAGAAAGAGCACGAAATACTCCATGAACAGCGTCGTCTTCGCTGCTCCACGGAAACAGAGGTTGGCGACGTAGGGACTGGGCTCGACAAGCTTGTCCAGCATCTTCAAATGCATCGGAGGAGTCTTGTGGCTCTCCCCCTCGACACCATTCACGAGCTTGATGAAGTTCATGAAGGTGAGAGCGAACTCAGTCGGCAGGTAATCCGGAGAGAGGAGCGCTCGATAGTTGACATCGTTCAGCCAAGTGTCGAGTTCTTGCTTGAGAAGCTCCATCACTCGTCACTGACATGCACTGGAGTCACGTCGATGAGGCGCTGATTTGCGATCTCCCTTGGGGATACGCCCTGTTGGATCAACTCTCTCTGGTTTCGAGCCAGCTCATTGAGCATTGCCCGCATCTCATTCATGCCTGAACTCTCGGGCACCACCAGATTGAGGGTGCCGGCCATCTCTTTGGGCTTGGCCAAGTGCGTCAGGATCGAGTTCGCCGCCGCTGTCCGGGCAACAGCCGACAGCGTGTTGTCCTCCATGATCTCGACCTGGGTGTTGATGGCTTTTTGGTAGGTTTCTTGGTTCACAATCCAGATCGGAACGAGACTCTGCTCCATGATCAGGTTGACGAGCTTCCCTCGATGGAAGGCTGCGACGTAGGCGGCGATGTCTTTGCCGCTCGTGCCCTTCGCAAGGAGGGCTGCATACCGCTGAGGGAAGGTCCGGAAGTAGGCTTCTTGGTTCGAGTAGCCCATGTGCTTGAACGACACGTAGGCGACCGCGTGGAGGTAGTCCTCGGTCTTGAATTTCCCTTCCTGCAACACGCGAGAGTAGGAGAGAAAGTTCTCCCGTATGTGCTCGGCCACAATCGGGTCGGCGCTCAGGTTGTTGACCTGATCCGTCAGGGCCTGTGTGGCGGCACTCTTCAAATTTGCCGGGAGCGCCTTCTCCACCATCTCGCGCGTGAGCATTGGGGCGTCCTTACTCGACCACGAGCCAGTCGGTGGCGAGCGAGTCCGTCTGCGACGAGAGCCAAGGAACGAAACAGTCGTCGGCCGTCTTCATCCCGATCCAAGGAAGGAGCTTCACCGGCTTGCCGGCCAGCTCGCTGATCTCAAGCGCCAGCGGCGACTTGATCTCGATTGGATCGACCAGGGTCAACCACATGCCCTTGCCGTTCCAGCCCTTGCGGGCGACACGTTGGCCGGCGTGCAGCCAGCCGATTGCGTAACCAAAATCCGCCATTGGGTTATGCTCCACCGATCATTTGTTGAAGAGAGCGGGCCAATCGGCCAGACGCATGGGACAAGAACCCCTCACGGGAGCCATTGTTCATGATGTCGTGGGACTCGATCGGCAGGGTGATGTAGCCTCGGCTGTCGTTCTTGAACGAGCAGCCTCTCCCTTCCGCATGAATGCGAACGAGAATGCAGTTGTCGCCATTGAAGTGCCGAAGGAGACACTGAGCTTCAGGAACGAAGCCGCTGTCGGAGATGACAAAGGCTCTCGCCCCAGAATCCTCCTTCGCAATCTTCTGGAGCAGGAACGTTCCGAAGACGTCTTCCCCATGAGTGGGTTTCAGATACCCTTCACTCACTCGGATGTAAGCCCGCCTCGGAGTGAGACCCAAGAAGATCTCATTGGGTTCATCCTTGCACTTCTCGAAGGCGTCATGCGGCAGGTCAGGCCGTCCATAGAGTGCGTGAGTTCGCACTTTTAGGCTCTCAGCGAACTTCACCAGTCGAAACCCTGGACAGGTTTGAACGATGTGCTCGCCGAGCGTGTCTTTCCCGCACTGAGGCGGACCATTGAGAAAGACAACCGGTCTTGAGTCCCGACGCATGACGTTTGTCATCAGGTCAGTCCCGCATGAAGGCGTTGGTGTGCGGGACTTCGTGCTTCTTGGCCTGCCCGACCTGGTAGGGCATCCATTCGGCGTAACCGTTGCTCGACTTCTCTTCGGTCTCGTCCTGGACGAGCTGAACGGAGGTCTTGCTGAACGACACGCCATTGGCGTCGAAGATGGCGAGGTTCACGCAGGTGTCGTTCCACACATGCGCAATGAGAGCTGCGAACGGCTGATCGCCGCCGAGAGCAACGTTCTTGTCGTCCAGGCTCGGGTGATACCAGACGACTCGGCCGACCGAAGGCTTGATCATTTCGCCGCCTCGACGACCGTAGCGACAGCGCCGCCGATCTGAACCTGCACAGTGGCCAAGTCAGCCTTGATGGCGCCTTCGAGTTTCGCCTTCTGGGCAGCCGCATCGGCGACGAGAGCCGCTTGAACCCGAGCTTCCTCGGCTTTGATCTTGGCGACGAGCGACTTGTAGTAGAACGCAACGAGTCCAAGCAGGACCAGTGCGATGACGAAGATGACGATGAAGGTGTTCAAACCACTTCTCCCTTACTGAGTTCGGTCTTCAGCTCGTAGCCAAGCAGCGGCCAGATCTTGTTCACGGCGTCCGACCGAGCAATTCGATCGCCGATGTCCTTCTGGTAGTTCGACGGATCGGCGCAGGCGCTCTGGCCGGTCACGGTGAAACCGTTCTTCAGGACGAGAGTGCAGAAGGTGAGCATCTCCAGATTGGCGGCTTTGCCCTGCATCTTCCCAGTGATGGTTCGAGCGCCTCTCGCCCCATCAGCAGCCGTGAAGTAATAC